CTACTCCTATTACAAAAGAAGAAAAAAGAGAAATTATATATAAAAAATCTTACGAAAGTTCTAAAAAAACAGGAGAATCTTTTGATGAATGGTATAATAAACTTGATGAGAGAACAAAAGCTCAATCAGCTAAAAACCGATCTAAAGATTCAGAAGGAGAAATTAGAACAGATAAGCGAATTGCAGGTGGTTGTCGTGGTTGTCGTTAATATCTAAATTATGAAACTAAAAACAAAACAGGAGAGAAAAGATACTCCGTTAGCTGAAACTCCTGAAGGAGAAGAAAGAGTAACTGATTTAAAAACAGCATTAGCTGATATAAATAAAAGAACTGCAGCAAGACAGACTGCTATTAATGATTCTCGTGCAAAAGTCGAGGAAAGTAGAAAAGCAAGAAGCAGAGAAAAAAAATCTGTAGCAGAGGGATCTCTATATGGATTGGCTTCGTTTAAAGGAACAACAGGAAAATAATAATAATTACTAACACAAATACAAAAACAAAATGGCAAAAGCAAAATCAACAAACAGTTTACCCGCTGCTTCAAAATTAAAAGCACCGGCAGCAGCAGCAAAACCTGCAATTAAAAACGCACTTAAAGGAGCAGCAAAAGGAGCTGTTACAGGAGCATTAAAAGGAATGGTTAAAACGGCAATTAAAAAGAAATAATGGCTAAAGTAAAAGACACTCCGAACTTACCGGGTTCATCTCGTATGCAGATGCCTATGTCAAGTGGAAATAATACTCCGCTTAAAATTAAAGCAGATGCAGGTGGTCCAACTAATAAAGTTACAAAAGCTGCATCAGGAAAAGGAATGAAAGGTACTAACCCTTATTGTTAATTTTTAAAATAGAATTGTAATGGCAAAGTCAAAAGAAATAGTAGACGTTGAAGTAGTTGCTCCTGAGGTAGTAGCTCCTAAAGCGGTTGAAGTTAAAAAGGTTGAAACTGTGGGAGAAACTGTGGGAGAAACTGTGGGAGAAACTGTGGGAGTAGTTCCTCCTGCAGGAAATATAAGCAGAGCTTTTAGATCTTAATAAATGGCTGATAAAGCAAATATGAAATGCAACAATCCTGTTCCTTCCAATAGACCCGGAAAGAAAAGGATGGTAAAAGCTTGTTCTAATGGAGAGGAAAAACTTCTCCATTTTGGAGCAAAAGGCTATGGGAATAATTATTCTCCTGTGGCAAGAAAAAGTTTTAGAGCAAGACATAGTTGTGATACGGCTAATGATAAATTAACTCCAAGGTATTGGGCTTGTAAAAATTTATGGGCAGGACCGGGAGGATCAACAACACCAAACCCTAAAAACAGAAAAGGAAAATACTAATGAAAAAAGTAATTGAAAAAGCAAAAGAGTACGAGTCTAAAAAATCATTAGACGGTAAAATGAAGTTTTTAAAAGGAAATGTTAGCAAGGTAAACACAAAGGGGTTATCTATTAAGAAAAAGTAATATGCCAAAAGATGCTTGTTATACAAAAGTAAAATCACAGTATGACGTTTTTCCATCGGCAAGAGCTTCACAAGCTATTGCTAAATGTAGAAAGGGATCGGGTATTGTTAGAAAAACTGAAGCAGGTTCATCTTTAAAAAGATGGGATAAAGAAAAATGGACTGATACAAAATCAGGAAAAGCTTGTGGTGCAGGAGGAAGTAATGAATACTGTAGACCAAAAGTAAAGGTGTCGTCAAAAACACCAAAAACCATATCTGAAATTAGCAAGTCTAAATTATCTGCCAAAAAAGCAGAGAAGTCAAGAATAGGTATGGGAAATAGAGTTTCAAAAATTTAATAAAATTTAATATCTTTACACAATGAAATCAAAAGGATTAGGAGACACAATAGAAAAGATTACTACAGCAACAGGAATCAAAAAAGTAGTTGAAAAAGTTACAGCAGCAACCGGAAGAGAATGTGGTTGTAATAAAAGAAAACAAGATCTTAATAACCCTGATTTGTTAATAAACAAAACATTTTACAAAAACAATAATAATTAAAAATTATGTCAGTATTTAAGTCACAATTTTCAAGAGCAATAAGAGCACACAAGTCAGATAATGCTGTCATTGCAAGCCCAAGTGCATTTGTTACTTCGGGAGCAAACACTACTGCTACAGCGTTTAAGTTAATTAACTCTGCTGCAACATTTCTATCAGATGGACTTTATCCCGGAGACGTTGTTCATAATGACACAACAGAAACGTCAGCAACTGTTGTTAGTATAGACAGTGATACTCAACTTACATTAAATGCAGATATTTTTACAACTACAGCTGAGCTATATGCTGTATACAGTATGTCACCTCAAGCAGGTTTAGGAAATACAGGTTGTAATTTATATATTGGAGGAGCAGGTAATGTGTCTGTAGTTACAATAGGAGGAGATATTGCAACATTTTTTGCAGTTCCTGCGGGAACAGTTTTACCTGTTCAAGTTATAAAACTTAGAGCTACATCGACTTCAGCTACAAATGTAATGGGACTTTGGTAAGATGGCTAAAGTTAAACAACAAGAAAGTGCTTATCAACCTAAACCTAAAAAAACAGGCGTAGCGGCGAAGACTAAAACAAGTAAGTTGAAGTCAAGTAAAAACTACGTGAAAACTTATAAAGGACAAGGAAGATAATGAGATACTTAAAATACATATTATCCTCTTTAGTTCTTTTATTTGTTCCTATATATGGGCTTTTAATTGCAGTTGGTACTGCTATAGCTCTTGATACATTCACGGGTATTTTTAAAAGTATAAAATTAACAGGATGGTGTAGTATTAGAAGTCGCATACTTTCTAATATTATATCAAAGATGGCATTATATGAAGTATGTATTTTACTTCTTTTTGTTATTGACAAATTTGTCTTAAATGAATTTATCTCCAAATGGTTTGGATTCCAATATATGTTTACAAAAATATGTGCGATACTTTTAATTTTTATTGAATTAGTATCAATTAAAGAAAATATAGAAGCTACATTCAAGGTAGATATTTGGAAATTACTTAAAAAAGCATTCCTTAGAGCAAAAGAATTAAAATCAAATGTAACAGATTTACAATAATGAAGACAAATCAAGAAGGAATAAATTTAATAAAACATTTTGAGTCTTTACATGATGGTGATTTAAAACAAATTGGACTTCAACCTAAAATGGATCCAATAGGTATATGGACTGAAGGATATGGAAGAGCACTTAGAGATGATAAAGGAAAATTTATTAAAGGTGCTGCAAATATTGAATTAGCCTATAAAAAATCAAAAGTAAAAACAGAAAAAGATGCTTTAAAAGCATTAGCTGAAGATCTTACCCCAAGAGAGCATATTGTATCTCAAAAAATTAAAGTTCCAATAAACGAAAATCAATTTAGTGCTTTAGTATCTTATATTTATAATACAGGAGGTTCAGGAACATTATATAAATTAATTAATTCAAAAGCACCTGATAAAGATATTCGTAATTGGTTTGAACAACATTATATAACAGCTGATGGGATTATAATGAAAGGATTGATTTTGAGAAGAAAAGCAGAAGCAAATTTATATTTTAAGAAATGAAAAAAATATTAATATTAATTATCTTACTTTTATCATCTTGTGCTGCAAGAAAAGTAAATGTAGATAAAGTAGATTCTGTAGTAAAAGTAGATAGCACTTCAATTATTAAACAAGAAGTGATTTCAACTCAAGACAATCACGTTAGTATTGTAACTAATACTGATGAAGTAGAGGTGTGTCCGGTATCTGATTCATTACCTATGGTTGTGAATGGAATAACGTACAAAAACGCCAAGATAAGATACAAAAAAACAAAAAAGGTGTTAGTAGATACTACAAAAATAAAAGTGGCTGAAAACACCTCTATTAAGGTTGAAGTAAAAAAAGATGCTAAAGTAAAAGCATTTAAAAAAGACATTGACAAGAAAGCAAATTACGCCATCTACTTTTGGTGGTTGCTAATTATTTTGTTGGTAATGTTGTTTTTTTACATTCATAATAAAATAAACAAAAGTTTAATTTAAAAATTATATCTTTGTGGAATTAATAATCAAATAAAAAATTAAATCAAAATGGAAAACGTACAAGTAACACAAGAAGAATTAGTAAAAATTCAAGAATTAAACTCAGAGTTTAATAAAGCTAAAATGGCAATTGGAGATGTTGAATTACAAAAACAACAAATCATTCGTCACATTGAAGAATTAAAGGTAGAGTTTGCAGCACACGAAAAATTATTAATTGAGAAG